GTGGGCCTCTCTCTCTCCGAAACGAAACGCGCCGAGACGCCACGATCTCGAGCTCTTTCTCCACGATCCGAAAACATTGGCGACGATCCCGGAGGGTTCGTTGCTCCAAGATTGGAAACACGCCCCGACTCAAGCGTCGTCGGCACACTCGGCGACGAGTGTATCGACTGGCTCGACCGTTGGCTTGGCATGGAACTCTGGGACTGGCAAGCCTACGTTGTCCGACGAGCTCTCGAGGTCACAGAAACCGGAGAGCTCCGCTGGCCCGTCGTCGTACTCACGGTACCCCGCCAATGCGGAAAAAGTACGCTCTCGCGTGGCGTCATGAGTTGGCGACTGTTCCAGGCCGACCGATTCGAGGAACCCCAAACCCTCTTGCACGTCTCGAGCAACCGGGCAATTGCCAGAGAGATTTGGCAGATGAGCGCCCGCCTGCTCGAGGTCAAAGCCGACGCCAAAGTACGCCAGGCGAACGGGCAAGAATCAATTGAGCTACCCGACGAGTCGAAATGGATGATCGCCGCCGCCAACATGACAGCCGGGCCGGGTCTATCTATCTCTATGGCGTTTGTCGATGAGGCGTGGCACGTCGACGAGGACGTCGTGGTATCGGGAATCATGCCGACCATGCTCCAGCGAACCTCGAGCCAACTCTGGCTCGTCTCGACAGCCGGAGAGTCACGCTCGGATTTGCTCCGCAACTTTCGAGAGCAAGGCATCGCCCAACTTGACGACCCAGAACACGCCGACGTGCTACTGCTCGAGTGGTCAGCTTCGCCCGACCTCGCCGTCGACGATCGGGAAGCGTGGCGGCAAGCCTCGCCGATCTGGAACGCTCGACGCGAGAAACAAGTCGAACAATTCCACCGACTACAACCCGCCAACGATTTCGCAATGCAAATGCTAAACCGCTGGGTTACCTCGGCGACGAGCTGGCTACCGGAGCAATCGTGGACAAAATGCGGAGACGAACTCGACCTACCGACAAACGCACCAGGCGTAATCGCTGTCGAGACGAGCGTCGACGGCCTACCCATCGGCGCCGTAATCGCAGTCATGGATGACGACGGAATAGTCCACGTTCGCAGTCACGTCGAGACAACCCATGCCGCAATGTGGCGCTGGCTCAAGGATGCCGCCGCCGACCGTCGAGGCGTCACGATCCTACACCACGCCACCGTTAGGATTCCCGACATAAAGGGCGCGACGATGCTCGAGGTCAAAGCGTCCGACCAGGTCGCCGGGTACGGGCCGACTCGAGCAGCGATCCTCGCCGGCAATCTTCGCCACAATCGAAACGAAACACTCACCGAACAGGTACTAATGGCGTCGGCGTACCAGTCTCGAGACGGACACTCGCAGCTCTCCCAAAAGGCCAGCGAAGGCCCAATATATCTAGCCCGAGCTCTCGTCTGGAGCGTCGGACACGAACTCAAACCGAACAGTCGACGCCGCCACCTCGTCGCTGTCGCAAAGTGACGACGACGCGCGGCGTATTCTCCGAGGCGTGGGAACCTTCTCCAGAATCTTCACCGGCGAAAAAAAGCCGCAACGCACCGCGTCGTTTGCCTCTTGCATCGGGCCGAGCTATGCCGCAAACCTCCAGACGATTCTAATGATTGGCCTAACGCGCTCGACCGCTATGGGTATTCCTGCCGCCGCGTCCTGCCGTAACCTCATCGTGAACACGATCGCGGGCCTCGACATCGAACGCTATCGCGGCTCCGAGGAACTGCCCGAGGGCATGCTGCTATCCCAGCCCGACCCGTCGACAACGTGGACGTCAACAATCAGCGGAACAGTCGACGACCTACTCTGGTACGGACAGGCCTTCTGGGTGATCCTTGCGCGTGACGGTATCGGCACCGTCCAAAACCCCGACGGACTCCCCGTAAGGGCTCGCCGCATTCCCGCCGAAAACTGCGAAGTCATCTACAGCCAAAACCTCTCGGACTACGATCGAATCAGCGGCTTCCAGATCAACGGCACGATAGTTGACCCGCGTATGGTGATCTTCTTCGACGCCGGTAACGAGGGCATTCTCAACTATGGGGCGCGAACACTTACCGCCGCTATCGAGCTCGAGGACGCCGCCCGCCGACTCTCAACCGTCGAACTACCAGCCGGTATCCTCCAGAACGTCGGACACGAACTAGGCCAGGAGGAAGCCGACGCCGTCGTCGAGGCATTCCAAACCGCCAGGCGCACCAACACGATCGCGTTTCTCCAGAACGTCGAATACTCCAGGCAAGACCTCAATCCCTCCGACCTTCAGCTCGTCGAGGCTCGAGCAGCCTCCGCGACCGACGTTGCCCGACTGTTCCAGGTACCGGTTAGCATGATTGGCGCCAGCCCGACGGGCAACAGCTCCGCACTACTCTACGCAAACGTAGCCCAAAACACGGCGCAATTTGTCCAACAGGCCTGTGCGCCTTTCATCAATACAATCGAGCGAACCCTCTCGCTCGAAAGCGTGACGGTCAGAGGGCAAGAGGTACGGTTCGACGTCCAGGCATTCCTCCGAACAGACCCGGACGCCGCCAGCCAATACGTCCTCGGACTCTACGGCGCTGGCGTCATCGACCAGACCGAGGCGCGATCTTACCTCGGCATCGCACCACTCGGCACCACTACCCCAGACCTTACGCCCGGAAGGATATAACCCGTGCTCCAATTCGACATCGACGTCTCGGCGGCAGACCAACAGACCCGCACGATCGAAGGCGTAGCCGTCCCATACGGCGAAACCGCCAACCTCGGCGGCACCGTCTACCGCTTCCAAGAGGGTAGCCTCGTCCAAGCACGCAACCGCACCCCGCTACTACTCGGACACGATCGCAATCGTCCGATCGGCGTCCTCGTCGAACTCGCCGACACGCCCAGCGGCGCCCTCGCACGATTCCAGATCGACAACGGCATCGAAGGCGACCTCGCTCTCGAGCAAGCCGCCAGCGGTAGCCGCGGAGGCCTCTCTATCGGTGCCGACATTATCACCGGCGAGGAAGATGCCGACGGCGTCGTAACCGTCACCGCCGCCAGCCTGCTCGAGGTTAGCCTCGTCGCCATTCCCGCGTTTGCCGGAGCCGACGTTACCAGCGTTGCCGCCGACGACGAAACCCCCACGATCGACCCCGACCCAGCCCCGCACGACGACACCCCCACCGAGGAAATTGAGGAACTAATGGAAACCACGCCCGACCAGGTCGCCGCAGAACTCGCGCCGATCATCGCCAACACGCCAGCCCGCACCGAGCTCTCTGCCGACGCCTACGTCCAGCACATGGTTCGCGCCATGAAGGGCGACGCAAAGTCGGCTCGTCTCATCGAGGCCAGCCTCGACACGATCGACGTCGCCGCAGTCGTCGGACTCGTCCCAGACTTCTACACGCGCCAGATCATCGGCGGTCTGACCGAAAACCGCCCGCTCGCAAACAACGTGCGCCGCGCAGCAATGCCAGCCGAAGGGATGCACCTCTACAAGCCGCTGTGGGGAACGACTCCCGTCGGCGGATGGATCACGGAAGCCGATCCGACACCGTCCAACGCGATCACGATCACCAACCACGAGGTCGACGTCATGCAATGGGCGTACGGCGTCAGCATGACGGTTGCCTCGCTCGAGCGTGGAACCGGCGTCGCCGAGGCAGTCTACCGCCAGATCATCCTCAACTACTACGAGGCAGTCGAAGGCAAGCTCTCTCTTGCACTCACGAACGCTGCCGAGGGCCTCGCCGGTGGCGCCAACGTCCTCGCTACCGTCGGCATCCTGTCGGCGGCAGTCTACTCTGACTCTGGTCGTCGTCCAGACAAGGCCTACATGGCTCCAGACGTCTGGTCTGACCTGCTCGCAACTGCCGGGCCGTTCGCGTTCACGACGGGCTCGACAAACGCCAACACGATCGCCGGTCAGATCGCTGGCCTTGATATCGTCGTCACGTCGGCGCTTGCCGACGGCACGATTATTGTCGCCGACTCCAACGTCGTCGAACTGCGAGAGTCCAACCCTCTCCAGCTCCGCGCCAACGTCATCGGCACGATGCAGATCGAACTGGGCGTCACGTCGTTTGTTACGACTGACGTCGAGCTCGCCGCTGCGGTCAAGATGAGCGACTAGCCCGAAATACTGACGGCTTTCGCCGTACCGCAAACCCCGCGCCGCACTTCCCCTGCGGCGCGGGGTCCAACTCAACCCACAACACTCTCGAGGACGATATGCCGTGGATCGAAGCCCAGGACGTAGCCGACCAGCTTGACATCGAAGTCGACAATCGTCTGGAAAACTGCACGGCTGCGATCAAGAGCGAAGTCGAGCGCCTACGCTCTGACCTCGATTTCTCTGGAGACGTCGAGATTCCCGCAAGCGTTATCTACGCCGCTATCCTCTGGGCCTGCATCCTCTACCAGCATCGCTCCGCTCCGAGCGGATTTGCCGGGTATGGTGACGGGGCCGACGTTGTCGGCGACGTCATCGGCTCCCGCAAGGCCGATATTTATCGTCTGCTCGGCTTACGACGCCCGGTGACAGCGTGACGGTTCCCGAGGCACTCGACGAGGTTGTCGCCGTGCTCGTCGCGGCAGGACTTCCCGCCACGCGAGACGCTGGCGCATTCTTTCCCGCACCGATCGGCGTCCTCGTCGGAATGCCAAGCCTCGTCGCAACCCTACTGCAAAGCCGAACCCTTGAGGTACCCGTCCACGTCGTCAGCGCCGACCCGCCCAGCCCCAGCGTCCTCGCACTAATGTACGCAGCTGCCGACGACTGCGCCGCCGCACTCCAGACCAACACCTACCAGGCCACAACGTGGTCGAATGGCGTCAACGCCGAACCGCTCCCCGCTCTCAACCTGCTCGTCACCGTAACAATCGACAATACCCCGGAGGTATAAAAAATGCCAGTTATCGACAGCCGACTCGGCCCAGGAACCCTAACGTTCCAGGGCCCCGAGGACTTCTCGCTCCAGGTCGCAAGCGCCAAGATCGTACCCAGCGTCGCAGAAACCGACGGAACCCCAACCCTCGGTGAACCCGATCCCGCTCCAGAAATGACGGTAACGTGGGCGCTGTCCGGTAACACGATCTCCGATTGGTCGGATGACGAGGGTTTCGTCAACTGGGCAATGGACAACAGCGGCACCGAGAAAACGTTCGAGTTTGAGCCGTTGACCAGCGCCGGAATGAACTACTCGGGCACCGTTCAGATTCGCCCGATTGAGATCGGCGGCGACGTCGCTGTCCAGTCGAGCGTGGCGTTCGAGTTTCCTCTCATTGGTGACCCAACCCGTACCTACACGCCCTAGCCCATGATCCGGCTACAGGGGAAGGTGACATACCTCGACGGCACCGTCGAGGACTTTACGGGCGGAATCAACGCGCTTGCCGCATGGGAGCAACACGCCCATACGCGCAAGCTAGACTCGAGCCCCGAAAAGAGCCCGATGACGTGGACGCTGTTCGTGGCGTTCGCGTCACTCGGCGCTACTCGCACGGGTAAAGACATTGGGTTTGACACTTGGCGCAAAAACGTCGACGATGTTTCGCTCGAGGTCGAAGATGCAAACCCTACGACCGAGGACACGTCGGAAGTCTAGTGGCAGTCCTCGCAATCGAAACCGGCATACCGCCCAGCGTCCTCTGGCTCGAGGATGCATCCGACCTTGCGACGATGGTGCGCGTCCTCGAGGATCGAGCCAAAAAGTAATGGCCAGGGCAAAACCACGCGGCTCCGAAATCTACGTTGACGATACAGATATGCGCGTCCTATTCGACGCACTCAAAAACGTAAACGTAGAGCTTCGCAAGTCGACCAACGCGCAACTACGCATTGCCGCGAAAGAGTGCGCCGACGACCTCGCCCGCCGACTCAAGATCGCAGCGTACGCGGAACCAGCTCCACAAACCCGCCTCGTCGCCGAAAGCATCAAAACCAAAACCGACCGTACCCCGGTCGTCATGGTTGGCGGCACAAAAAAAGTAGGCAGGCCCTACCGCTCGCGCAAGACAAAACAAAAGCGCGCAGCGACCGCGGGCGACCTTCTCTGGTCTGTCGAGTATGGCGACACAAAAGGCAGGTTTGCTCCCAGAAACCCGAACGGGTACTGGATCACGCTAACGTCGAAAGTGTTCGCCGAATCACCGACCGCTACTGACAACTACAAGCGAGCCGTGCTCCGCATTCTTCAGGAAGCGAACGTGATCTAATGGCAGGCGCAGCAAACGTACTTATCAAGATTGGCGCGAACTCGAGTCAGGCCGTCGGCGAGATCGGCAAGGTAAACAAAGCTCTTGGTCAGCAGATGACGGCAAGCCAAAAAGCGTCGAACGTCACGCGCAAAGCCGCCGTACCCGCCGCGCTCGCGCTTGTCGCTCTAGCCGGTGCCGCGATCGCTTGCGCGAAAGCCGCCGCCGAGGACGAGGCCGCCCAGGTCAAACTTGCCGGACAACTTCGCCGCGTGACCGGCGCCACCGACGCCGTCATCGCGAGCGCAGAGGACTACATAACCAAACTAAGCCTCGCCACCGGCGTCGCAGATGACGACCTACGCCCAGCCCTCGCAACCCTCGCAACCGTGACCGGCAACGTCGACAAAGCCCAAGCCGCCCTAGCGATTACACTCGACGTTGCCGCCGCATCCGGCAAAAACACCGCGACCGTATCAAAGGCTCTCGCCAAAGCCTACGCGGGTGACGGCGCAGCTCTTGCGAAACTGATCCCCGGACTAGACAAGGCCGCCGTGAAGTCTGGCGACTTTGCGCGAATCAATGCCGAGCTTGCTCGAGTGACTGGCGGCGCCGCCGCCGAGGCAGCTGGAACCGCTGCCGGACAATTCGCAATCTTCCAACTCACAATGGCAGAGACAAAAGAGGAAATAGGCGCAGCATTCCTGCCGGTTCTCTCGCAGATCGCGCCGTACCTCGTCAAGCTAGCCGCGCTACTAAAAGACAACACCAAAATTATTCTCATTATTGGCGGCGCGATCGCTGGCCTAGCCGTCGCCGTCGTCACCGTCAACGCGGCACTATCCGCATACCAGGCTATTACGGTCGCAGTCAAAGCCGCCACCGTAATTTGGACAGCCGCCCAATGGCTTCTAAACATTGCTCTAACCGCGAACCCCATTGGTCTGATCGTGGTCGCCGTCGCCGCACTAATCGCCGGCATTATCCTCGCGTATCGAAACAGCGAAACATTCCGCAACATTGTCGACACCCTATTTGCAGCTGTAACGCGAATCACGATGCAGGCGCTCCGACCGTTTATCGACAACTGGAAAGAGATCAGCGCCGCTATCGATTTTGTCGTCAAATGGCTAAAGATTCTTTGGCCCTTTTTGGTACCAGGCGGGCTCGTCTACCTCGCTCTCAAAACAGCAGAGGAAAAGTTTGGCGCCGTATCTTTCGCAATCAACTACATGAAGGATACGATCCGCAACGCGATCACCGCAGCGGGCGACATAAAAGACGCTTTTGTCACTCTTGCCGCCGTAGCCTCGTCAACCTATACGACGCTGCGAAACGGAATCTCGACGACTCTTGACCCGATCGCTCGAGCATTCGACCGCATCGTGACCGCTATCCAGAACGTCGTAAATTGGATAAAACAGATTCGCTTTCCATCGCTACCCTCTTGGCTCTCAAGCCTCGGCTCGACGAGCCTATCGACCAGGTCGACTAGCCTCTCGAGCATGTCGGGCGGTACGACCGTAAACGTGACTATCAACGGGCCGATTGACTCGGACTCGACTGCTCGAGAGATTCTGAAGGTACTCAACCAGTACGACCGCCGCTACAACCTCGTCGGCGCATGATCTACAGCGTCGTCATCGGCGAAGTGACGAGCGTCGAACTGACGACGATTTCGGACGACGTGCAGCTTGTGTTTGGACGTTCGGATATTTACTCGAGCGTGGCCCAGTCAGCGGCTCGCGTGACGTTCTACGACGCCGACGTCTCGCCGTATATGAAACTTCTCGGCTACACCATCCAGGTCTACTCGACCTCGAGCATTCTCGCTTTCACCGGCACAATCTCGGACATGACTCTCCAGGTAGCAACCGAGACGAGCGGAAACGCTCTCACGGTGACGGCAATCGGCAGGCTCTCCGCGCTAGGGCAACGTCTAATCGCGTCGACCCTCTACCCGCAAGAGACGCTTGCCGTTCGCATGGCGCGAATCTTTACCGACGCTGGCGTAGCAGGCCCCGGATACGTCCTCGAGCTCTCAACCGCCGACCTCGCTACAACCGTCGCCGAGCGAACCGCTAACGAGGCCTCGGCATTGAGCGTGCTCGACGAACTGCTCTCAAGTTTCCAAGCGTTCGTTTACGACCATCCAGACGGCACAATCCGCGTCCAAAGTCTCGCGTGGCGCGTCGAAAGCGCAGGCACAAACACCGTCGGCGCAGACGTCGTCTACAGCCCGACGTGGTCGCAAAACGTCCAGATTACAAACCGCATCTACGTTGACTATTCGACCGGCACAATCCAAAAAGACGACGCCACATCACAGACCAGGTACGGCGTCCGTACCGGATCAGTCTCGAGCAAGCTCGTCTCGTCAACTGAAGCGACAACGTTGGCGACGACGATACTCAACCGGCAACGCCGACCACGCTGGAACCTTGCCGGTATCGAAGTCATCCAGGACGCCACAGAGCAATACTTCTCAATCGGTCAACAGCTCTACGTTTCCGAACTGCCCCCAGATTCTCCCGCAGGCACAACCGGCAACTATATGGGACTCGTCGAGGGATTCTCCCAGGCATACCGTCGAGGCGAGCAACGCACAACCGTTCTCATTACAGACCCAATATTCTCTGGGCTCGCGTTGCAATGGGAGGAAACTCTCCAGCCTTTTATTATGACGCCCTACCAATGGAATAACATCCGCGCAACCGTCCAATGGGACGACGCGATAACAATCGAAGATTTGGAGCCCTAACGATGACGAGCTACACCACAAACGCCGCATACCCCTACCCCTCGGCAACCGACCAGCTCGTCGACTACCCAACCACGGCAGGCAGTCTTGCCGGATTCCTCGACTTCCTGCCAAACCGCAACCGCATTATCAACGGTGCGTTTGACGTCTGGCAACGCGGCGGCGGCGGATTCATCGCCACGGATGGAATGTATACCGCCGACCAATGGCGCTACTCCCAAACCGGCGCAGGCGGAACGCATACCGTGACTAGGGTAGACCAGCCGACCGGGTCGACACTAATCGGCGGCATGAACCCCCGCTATTACCTTCGACTTTCTAACACGGTTATCGGCTCGGCTACCGCGCAGATCATTGGACAGCGCGTCGAGGACGTCCGAACACTTGCAGGCCAGGAATGCACGCTCTCGGCATGGATCAAAGGCACCGCCACCGGCATCACCGCCAAAGCCGTACAGAACTTTGGCACCGGCGGCTCCCCATCGAGCAGCGTAACGACAACGCTCGGCACGGCAACGCCGACAACGTCATGGGTACGCCACGACTTCCAATTCACAATGCCAAGCCTATCCGGTAAAACAATTGGGACCAACGAAAACAGTTTCGTTGAGATCCAATTCGACTGCGGCTCAAGCCTCGGAACGCTCGACCTCTGGGGCGTACAACTCGAACAGAACACAACCCAAACAGCGTTTGAGCGCGATTCGGTATATCAAACAGAATCAAAATGCTATCGCTATTTTACGCGATACTCAATTGCTAATGGATATAACGAATTGCCGCAATATCCGTGGAGGATTGATCTCGGTTCGCGTCCGGCGTTAGTAATTTTATATCCAGAAAAACGCACAAGCCCAACAATTACAATTTCCGCCGCATCCCATTTCAACATCGCCGGAGTTGCCGTCGCAACATCAGCATCACCGACAGTATTTCAAGGGACTCTAGTAGGTACCTATAGGTCAAACGCTGCGATGTATTTTACTCTTGCCGGTTGGGTCGCCTATAGCCCTTGCATTCTATTTCCTACCAATGCAGCCTACTGGATCGATATATCGGCGGAGTTATGATGGCGGAGGACACCGATCGGCTTTACAAAATGATGAGTGATCTACGCGAAAGCGTGGAAGGCTACCGAACCGATCTCAACGGCAGGCTACGTCGTCTCGAGGCCGCCGAGGCTCGCCGAGATGGAATCGAAAATGGTCGCGGTTCTATCTTTCGTGTCATTGCCGCTACCGCTGCCGTGGCAGGTAGTGTGACCGGCGTTATTGTCGTAATCAGCGACAGAATCTAAGGAGAAATACCATGCAAACCATCTCGCCAAAAGTCGTCGCAAGCACAATCGGCGCAGCCGTCGTAACGATCCTAATCGCGCTGGCAAGCCTTGCAGGTTACGAGCCGACGCTCGAGCTCTCTGGCGCCGTCTACATCGTCGTCGTGTTTCTGCTTGGCTACTTTCGCATCGACCCTACTCGCAAGGTCTAGGCGTCCGACCCTCGTCGTAGGATCGAACCCATGCCGAACAGAGTCTCAATTATGGATATGTGGGGCGTTCTCATTCTTGCGATTCTCGTCGCGTTCGTGATCGTGACGCGCCCATGAAAAACCTTCGACCTCAACGAAACCTCTCTCGAGGACTCGTCGGCGCAGACGTAGCCTCGGCGCAAACCGCCCTCGAGACTGTCCTGCGAATCTACCGCGACCAGGCCGAAAACAGCGGCGGCGGAATCTACGGCGCAACAACAATGCGAGACGCTCGGCGACTCAACTCGCATATTGGACGAACCGGCACCAGCCTACCCAGGGCAATTATCCGCGATCACTTAGCGCCGTGGTATACATGGAAAGACCTTTCCGCCGCGATCCTTGACGATCCAGACCAGCCCGAATTGCGCCGCGTCATCGATGCCGCATGGGACTCTGGCGACGACGTTCTCGCCGTCAAACGTGGACTACGAGCTCTAATGGTCGAACCCGCCAAAAGCCGCTCGGCATACACTCCAGACTATCTCGACGTCAGGCAAGGCGGGCGGCGTTTCCTGCTCGCCGTCGAATGGCTCCAAGAGACAATAGGACTCAAGCGCACCGGCAAGATTAGCCAGGTCGAACTAAACCTCGTCTGGGCGTTTATGAGTAACGCCGAACGCAACCGCTACAAGACTGGCACGATCGACAAAACCGTAAAGCCGACGCCGGTAAAGCGCGATCCGCGTCTCGATGCCGTCGAGCTAATGCGAACGTGGATAGGCCAGGTCGAATCGCCACCGCACTCTAACGTGTTCCCGCCAGTCCAGGGCGCCGTGGCGCGTCTAATCAATCAAGGCGTCAAAATTCCAAAATGGCAGGTACCAGGCGGGTTTGCATGGTGCGTCTGGGCGTGTTTCGTTGCGCTCGCCGATTCGGGCAGTAAAAGCGCCGTGGCGCAGATTGAGAACAGCAACGCGGCATACACGATGACTGTCCTCGAGGACGCTCGAGCAAAACGAAACGGCCTAACTATCGTGTCAACGCCGCGCCGAGGCGACATTGCTCTATTTGATTTGCCGCGTGGCGACCAGGTCGACCACGCTGGCCTCGTCCTCGAGGTCACAGCCAAAACCGTAACGTGCGTGGAAGGCAACACTTCGAGCGGTTCGCTCGGCTCGCAAGACAACGGCGGCGGGTGTTACCAGAGAACCCGCGACCGGAGTATCGTCCGAGCTTTCGTCAGGGTAAAAACGTGAGGGTAATGACAGGCCCACGATGCTGGGAGGAAGTAGAGCCCTTTATCGACACGGCGCTCGACGACGTATCGGAATACATGCGAGGCCTCTCGAGCCTTTGCCATGATCCCGACAGTAACGCGGGCCAGCTCTTTCGCGAGCGAATGCGCGACCGCGTAATCGAAGGCTCCGAACTCCACGAATTTGAGTTATGGCAACCAGGCCGATCCGCTAACGGTTTGCTCCAAGAGGCCCAAGAGGAACTGCTCGACGCCGTCATCTATTTTGCTATTCGAGCGATGCTAATCAATCGGAAAACGCGCCTGTGACTGCCTGCGGAAAATGCGGGACTCTCGTCTCGAGGTACGCGACACCGACCGATCGGTATTGCTGGGCGTGTCATCCGCGTGTCGAGGCCGTCGCTCGGAACGTATGCGCTCGAGGTCACGACCTCGGCGCCGCTGGCATCATCGGAGCAGCTGGGACGGGACGAAAGTCTAGGCGTTGCGGAATCTGCAAAAGAGAGTACGATCGGGAGCAGGCGCTACAACGGCGTCAACGTCGAAGGGGAATCGATGCAAACGGATAGTCCGACATACATACTCTGCGAACGGATTGCTCGAGCAGAACTCGCCAAAGCCGCGCTAGAGAATCGCGTCCGAAACCCGGACGCTTTCCAACGTAAGGTGCGAGACAACATGCTCGAGCGCGTCGAGCAACGCGGCGCACCGTGGCTTGTCGAACAGGCCGCACGATTTGGAGTCGACATTCCAGACGAACTACGCCAACACGTTCCAAGCCTCGAGGATCGCAACGCACGAAAACCAGCTCTCTGCTCGACGTGCGGCGTGTGCCTCTACTACCGCGAAGATCGGGAAGTAACGATGGTCGAGGGCTGGCCCGTCGCGTCGAGCGCGTGTGGTCGAGGGTATGCCGTCGCCGACTGTCACCAATTCCAACTGCGCGGCGTCGACCTAACGCTCGCCGGTATCCTCGCATGATCGGGCATGGACGCGCAAACATGTACCCGTCGACTATCGCATTGAGAGCAGCAAGCGTTACCCAGGGCGATCTACGCGACGCAACCGGGATACGCACCGTGGCTATGGATAGAGTCTGCAAAGGGTTTGACGCGCTCGGCGACGAGGACGCGCTAAAGATCGTGGCGCGTCTAGGCGCGGATGGTGTCGAGATAGTCGCAGCGATCCGACAGACGTATCGAGCGCGTCACGCGCAGACGGTACGAACGCTACCGAGTGGCCTTCGAGAGATCACCTTAGGCGATCCCGACAGGCTCTACACAATCGACGAGTGGCTCGCGTGTTTCGGCCCTCCAAGACACGGAACGACGCTAGAGCCACTCGTCGAACAGTAAAGCGGTAAGAGACATAACCTGAAAGGGATAGGCCTCGAGCCCGCATCACTCCGCCCAGCCCGTTGGAACGTAGGCCGTTAGATGGTCGAGGTATTGCACGCCCAAACGGCTAGCTTGCAACGCGGGCTGGCGGTCAACAGCGGGAAGGGTTCCGGGCGTTCTATCACTTAGAGCAAGTGCAACTACTCCAAACCCCAGCCCGCCCATCCGTCCGATCCCTTAGCGTTAGACCATGACGCCAACGCAACGCAGACGTAAGAGCAGCAAGACCGCTCGAGACGAGCAAGGAAAGCCAACCGTCTACAGCTCGCAATGGCGAGCCCTCGTCCAGCAATGCCGCGAGTATCACGAAGCCGTCTGCTACTTCTGCGGCGGCGAGATAGACATGACGCTACCAGGCAGACACCAATGGTCATGCGAGGTACACCACCCAAACGCTCGAGCATTCGGCGGCGATACCATCGTGCCAGTCGACGAACTAAGACTCGCGCACAAGAGCTGCAACGCAGCACACGGCGCAAAGATACGGGGACTACCACGCGGCAGACGATCAGCGCCGCAAGACCCGCTATTCGATGCCGATCGCACCCGCTTTTATAGAGGTTCTCCCAC